AGCAAATGCTCTGATCTAAAGACAGGAATCGACACTAAACAAGTGGCCCTCGATGCTGCTCTGAAAGCAGAATCTCTATGTCGTGAAACCAATTTACGCCTAAAATCCGAACGATATCTTGGTGTGAACCAAGGACCCAATGCTAGAATATTTCATTCTGCGAGGGATACTATCGAACGGATACTAGGTACATGTCCGTCAACTCTTGATGAGTTTAAAGACGTGGGTTGGTCTCCGGGCCGTAGTTCATCTTGCTACGGTTTAGAGATTTCGAGCATACATAAGTATGTTGGACGATTAGACGTTACACCGTCAGCGTATGGGATGGCGCGCAACCTCCTAAACGCTTCACCTCTGTGGGCCCAAGCCGCGCTTGACGCGGATGGACCTTGCTCATTGCTCTTCGGAGCTTTCGAGTTTACTGAGGGGAATACAATGACGGTGGTTCCGAAAAACGCGAAGACTGATCGAACTATTTGCTACGAGCCTCATCTGAATATCAGATTGCAGCTCATGGTGGGTAGTTACCTCAAGTCCCGCTTGCTTAAAGCGGGTATAGACTTGAGTGATCAGTCCATCAACCAAAGACGTGCCCAATACGCTTCGCGTAAAGGGCATTTAGCCACACTCGACTTGAGTATGGCCTCGGACACTGTTTCGGTTGAATTAGTCAGGGAACTTCTGCCCCCTGATTGGTACAGCCTTTTGGATCGTTTACGATGCAAAGAAACAGTCTGGCCTGACGGTGTCTCTCGATGGAACCAAAAGTTCTCTTCGATGGGAAACGGCTTTACATTTGAATTAGAGAGTTTACTCTTCTATGCCATTTGTTCTGCTATATCCCCGTCAGGTGTCTCTGTCTACGGTGATGACATCATCCTACCGGCAGATCGTTATCTCCCAGCAGTGGAGGCTTTGGAAAATTCGGGTTTTATCCTGAATAGAACGAAGTCCTTCTCTACCGGTTGGTTTCGAGAGTCGTGTGGGATGGATGCTTTTCGCGGTCTCAATGTCACTCCTGTTTATATTCGTAACCTTCAGAAAGTTACGAATTGGTTCTTATTAATTCATAACCAGATAAGAGTATGGGTGTCGGGGTTTCCCCTCTACGCTTACTCTCGACTTCTGAGAAGAATTAGGAACCGCGTACCACATCACCTAGGCCCTCCCGGGCAAGGTGACGGTCATTACCAT